ATGTACTTCAATATCTTCTGGCAGCTCTGCATTAGGTGGTGGTAGCTCGACTCCAAGTTTCTCCTGCAACTGAGCGCGGTATCTAAACCCAAGGTGTTCAGCAATGTGGGCATTGAGCGCGGCCATCATCTGCTGTGCCTGTGGATTCTGACCAATAGCCCCAGCAATCATAGGGTCTTTCATGAACGACTGGTGAGTCACAATGTGTGCCTCGTGGTCTTGTATCAGGAACGCTTTCACTGGGGTACCTGTTAGCACGTTCATATTCTCGCTAACTGGATCAGTTGGTTTAGCGTCGTCTTCTGTGGGCACCAACTTGTCAGCGTTCTTGACGCCAAGTACTTCAATCATCTGGCGGTGTAGCTGGGGTAGGTTGTATATCTGCGGGGCTTGTTGCGACATCTGCAACACTGCTTGGTACTGCACTACTCGCTGCGCCATTGTTGAACTATTCGGGTCACTTACAGGGATCACATCGACAAGAGCGTAATCCGACTGTCTGGCTGATACTTCTCCCCTAAATGGCTGATACTCGTACTCAGTGGGGGCTTCTTCCGCCATGATAGCTTTTAGCATCTTAAACTCTAACTTCATGGCATAATGAACGCGGGCCTGCACTGCTGCCATTGGTTTAAGAGTCCGCTCTAACAAAGCCAGTGTAGTGCCCACTGGGGCATTAGCAGACATGTCGGAGATGTTCATATCACTGATAGCCCCGAGACGCCGGCCTTCAGTGGTAATCTGGTTTAGTAGTTGTAGGAGTGTCTGGCTTGGCTCCTTATAAGGAAGGGGCATAATATTGTCGCGGATTACTCCTGATGGTACGTCCACATCTTTCCACTCGCCCGGCGAGATAGGAGAGTCATCACCCTTAATACGTAACCCACGGGACTTCAAACCACCCGGTAAGTTAGACAGGGTGCCAGCATCTACCAACTGACGTATAAGTGAGGTACCTGCTCGGGCGTAACCACCAACAATGTGGATCAATCCAAGTCCGTAGAAACCAAAACCGGGAACGTATACGTAGTGTACAAAATGTTGACGTTTCAACATCAATTCGTCTTCTTCGTTCCAGTTACGGCGTATGGACAGTATCTCTGAAGTACCACGCTCAATAGTAACTACGTAGGGCTTTGCTAGATCGTCTTCGTCATCAACACCCTCAATGAGCAGGTCTGCATGAATTTCGTAGATGCTATAGCGGTCATCGTCAGTAATAGAGTACCCGCCTTCCTCGGCTTTCTTCTCTTCAATATCCGTATGAAACGGAGAAGGCTCACCCAACTCTACATCAATATAGAATCCCGCTGCTTGTAGCTTCCGTACTTCGTTCTTAGTCTTGCGCATAACATGTGTAACACGTTCTGCTGACTCAATGTTAGACGCGCCGTAAGGAACGATAACGTCCTCGGCGGGGATGTAGATGGCAACCTGCCTATCTATAGTAGGATCATAATAGACTTTCTTGAACGCTGATCCTGCAAGCCCTAAGCTGTACAACATACGCTCATGTTCGGGGCGGTACTCAACCATAGTCTCGGTAAGTTGATAGTTCATATCAGCCTTTACCCGCTCTGCGGCTTCTAGCTTCTCTTTAGTCTCCTTACCCAGAACTTTTACCCTAACTGGGCCAGAGGCGGGGAACGTCTCGCTCATAGTCTCTGCTTGGAATCGTATGGCAGCTTCAGCCAATACTGTAGAGTTAACCCCACAGGCACCTTCCCAAGGAGTACTGCGCTCTTCTTGCTTAAACCCTAGAATCTCAAGACCCTTAACGTAAGTATCAGCCCACTCTTTGCGGCTCTCTTCGTCGGCCTCAACCATACCAATAAGGTCAGTGGCTAATTCCGTCAGCATACCTTCGTCTAAGGCTTCCGCTAAGTTGGCGTCAAAACCCAACAAATCAGTTTCATCTCCGCCCGGAATAATGGTAATCTCTACGCTACCGTCATCGAGAGTAACCATATCTGGGTTTACGATCTCAATTTCAAGTTCTGACCCTTCCATTAAATCGTCGTCTTCGCCTTCAGGAGCGGCGTATAGCCCTTTTTCAATTGACATTGTTTAACCTCTTAGTAAAACCCGCCGCTGCGATGTTTAAAGTATTTGATTTCTTCTGCTTCGTCTGTAGGTAGCCGTATGAATCCACCTTGCCTAAACCGCATAAGTGCCATAACCGTGGAGTCCACTAAGTCGTCATGACTCATAAATGGGAACCCGGCTATCTCTTCTACTACTTCTTCGGCCCACCGTGTTTGAGGAACCCATACTAGTCCAGACTGTACAATATCAGATACTGAGTTTAAGCGTGCAAGTTTATCCCCTGATCCTCTATGAGGGGTATACTCCGATACGGGTAGCCCCATCCTGCGCATCTCTTGGTACAGCGCAACACCGGAGCTTTTCTTCTCCACAATAAACGAGTCAGGTTCCCAGTCTTCGTACTCTCTCAGGGCTAGTTCTTTTAGCTCATGGAATTCTAGTCTGTCCTTTATACTATTGAGCAGTATTATATTATACGCTGAAGTCTCTTCATTTAGAAACACACCCCACGTAGTCAGTGCCGTATAGTCAGCACGGTTGTGTTTTTCTGCTGCGGAGTCCAGCGACATTATTATGTACTCGCACTTGGGCGGGGTCTCCCTCTCCCACTCGTTCCACCACTCGCGCTTCACAATAGCCGCTTCTTCTGCGGTAGGCTCCTGCTGGTACTGGGCATTCCACTGGAACGCAGGCATAGAGGCTTTAGTACGTAACAGGGCTTCTAGGTCAAAGAACTCGGGCCATAGCGGTTTTTGTATAGGTTCCCCTGTATCAGGCGCGTATAGGTCTAGTATGGCGGGAAATTCAATGACCTCGTACTGGTCAGATCGCTCGTTATTGGACATATCTTTGACCACACGGCCTGTAAGGTCATCCATGTGCCATCTAGTTTGGACAATAGCTACACTACCTCCGGGCATTAGACGTGTACGAGCACCGAACGTAAACCACTCATAAGCCTTCTCAAAGACCGAAAAGTTGCCATTAATGACATCCTGCTCTGAATGAGGGTCGTCTACCAGCAGTAAATGGGCACCACGACCAGCTAGGGCAGAGCCAACACCACACGCATAGTACTCCCCCCCAGAGTTTGTGCTCCAGCGACCCGCAGATTTAGAGTCTTTAGCGAGGCCAACAGTAGGAAATATGCTTGTGTAGGCGGAACTGGAGATAATATTACGTACTTTACGCCCGAAATCTACCGCCAAGTCAGTGGTATGCGACACCATCATGACTTTCTTGTCTGGATTACGCCCCAAGTACCACGCGGGGAAGAAAATAGATACTAATTGGGATTTACCGTGGCGAGGAGGGATGTTTACACACACCCGATCCTTGTCTCCGCGCTCAATTGCCATCAACATGTTAGCGAGGATGCGATGATGCTTACCCACTAAGTAGTCTGGCTGCATCAACTTACAAAATTCTATTAAATCGTCGTAGGCGAGCTTATTCTGGCGTCTACTAGCTAGTTCATCGACTAGCTTCTCTATCTCCAATACCTCGTCGTCGGTAAAAGAGTCTATATTAGACAACATGTGCTGAACTTCTTCCTGCGTAAAGTCCTGCTGGGCTTCACTCACTAGGCTTTAGCCCTAACTCGGCGTCTAAATCAATGAAATCTCCGTCTAGGATAGTCTCCTCAACAGGATTTACTAGCTTTTCTAACTTACGACGTAATTTAGCTTTTAGATCATCAGTAGATTGGTGTGTAACCGTCACTTCCGACTTCTCCGCAAACAACCCAACGTCTGAAATCTTACCCAATAACTCCAACGCTCGTATTCGTACGCGGGGGTCGGGGTTTTCAGTCTCTATAATAAGTTTATTAGTAACTAAATGCCGTATGGATATTGCAGACTCAACTACTGAGGCTCCAAACTCCGTCAATATGTTACCTGTAAGTACTAAAGAAGCAGGCGTAAGACTAGATAGACGCTTAGAAGTTACCTTCTTGGACGTTTTTTCGGGGTCGTCAGCATAGGCCATAGCAATTTTAGCTGCCACGTCTTCATCTTCCTTGTTGGGTTTAAGTTCTAACCCGTGTTCTGCTAGCTCTAAGGCCGTAGTTTTAGCTGCTTGTGTGCGAATAGTTAAATCCACCACAGGATCGTCATCAAATAGCGGAACCCCAACTTCAGGTTCGAGTTTAATCGTCATGTTGCCGTCGCAGGTTATTCACCAGAGCCTGCTTTATACCTTATACAGAAGTAGTACGCAAGAGGCAGTGGGCACAAACTACTTTTTCTTTGGGGTTTTCCTACGCCCTCGCTTGAACTTACCTAACCGCCGTACCCCGGTTTCCAACTCCTGCACAGTAAACTGGTGGGGGGCAAGCTGGTGGCCTACAGCGGAGGGTAGTTCTTCTGCGGCTTTGACAATTACGGTTTCCAGTTCTAAGGCTACAAACACATAAAAGTCAGCAATACGATCGTCCTTGATATCATACGCGTAACGGCCGCGTTTATTCTTATTAGAGGATTTCACTTCAACTGTAAACACGTCACCAAAGTGAGACTGGCACCACAGGTCTACGCCGAAACGAGTTACATGGTGGCACTGTATACCATGCTTCTCCAGCAGGTACATTACGAAGAACTCTCCTATCCGTCCCGTAGTGGTGGCGCTGTGTGAGTTATACATGGAAACGTATAATATGGGCTAAAAATTTTTTTTACAACCAACAATTAAATAAAGGCGGGGGGTGTTCCCTTATAGAGGGGGGTGGGGTACCGAACTTGGGAAAAAGTGATTTATTTGAGTAAATTGGTAATACTATAGCCCCGCCGGGAATTTTCCTGAGAAGGGGTCATAGGGGGCGGGTGGGTGTCGAGGTCTGTCGTTTTGTTATAACGCGTTATAACTAATGCCGAGCGGTGATCAATGCCTTGCTTTAATAGGTAAACGTGTTAATGTATATCCATGTCGAGCAATGATGCCGGCAGCAACTAGAGAGCATACATTATGAGAAACGAAACCAATGCAATACCCGCACGCCTTACAGTAAACGGTCGCAAGGCTATCACCAGCGCGACAGCGAGCCAGATCAAAGCTAATGGCCGCACCAGCGCGACAGTCGATCAACTGGTTGCCGATGGTATGTTATGGACAGACTTTATAGCGCCGAGCGGCGAGGGGTCAACGTCAACGCCTGAATTGCACAAAGCATTGAAGGCGGCCATTGTCGAGGGGTTTAGCGCTAGCGATCGCAAGCTATTGTCGACACCCACCAAGGCGCTGAACGATGACAACTCGGCAGCTAAACGGTTGAAGCAGCAATCGGTGGGCGCGTTTATGGGGGCGTTTAAGCGCGACTTAAAGGCACGGCAAGCACCGGCCGCCCCTAAGACTAGGGCAGCTCAACAACCAACAGGTGAGGCCAGCGAGGCCAGCGATACTGGTAAAGGCGTCAATGTAAAGTTGCTCGAGTTGATAGTTAGCGCGACTAAAAAGGCGCAAGGGTGCGACGATCCATCGTTTAACGTAAACGAGTTTGTCAAACTAATGAAGGCGGCGGCATTGATACTGGCCGCTAAGTAATCAACCGGGGCCAGCAATGGCCCCACAATTTTGGAGAATAACATGCGTGACCAAACAGCAGCCTTGAAGTACTTAGCAGAAAAGCAATTCGAGAGAGCCGAGCGGCAATACTGGCGAGGGATTATAATGGCATACATAATTATATGGGGTATGGCCGTGATCCTTATCACCACAATAGTAACAGCTTAATCCAGCCCCGCTTCGGCGGGGTTTTTTTTCGCCTTAATTTTTTGATACCAGTAGTATGTTCTGCGGAGCGCCTCTCGTCTCCCGTACTTGATACCAGTAGTATGTTCTGCGGAGCGCCTCTGACACGTTTAGGCATCGCCTGATACCAGTAGTATGTTCTGCGGAGCGCCTCACAGGCAGAAGTTATAACACGTTATAACAAAACCTATTGTTCCAAGCAAAAGGGGTATTGTTCCAAGATATAGGGGTATTGTTCCAAGATTTCGCCTATTGTTCCAAAATAAAAGTACGTTTTGGAACATTATAGTTTCGTGGTAAAACGTGGTAGCTCGTGGTAGTTAGTGACGAGGTATGCCCTAAGCCCTTTGAGCAGAAGTTCATTATTATTTATTTTTATAAAATATTAATTGTAATGTTCCAAAAGTACAGATTATATTTATCCGGCAACATTTTAACGCGCTCCCTACCCTTTGTTCCAATCTCTCCGTTCAAATCTTCAAACCGAAGTAATCCTGAGATAAATGTCACTTTGGAACATTCCTTACTTATCAAGGACTTACCGACCTACACCTTGGAACAATGTGGAACAATATGGAACAATACACTTCTCGCAACACCCCAGCAACTCTACATACACCTCGACAGCTAGACTTTTTTTCCTGCCCATTATCACTTCACCAAACAACACCGTTACACAACATAGGTGGTACGTGTATCACTATATAACACGTTTGTGTAGAACTTGACATAAGCTGATAGATGCTCTATAATACCTTCTCAAGTCAAAAAAAAGTTAAATTTCCCCAACGCAACAATAGCACTGTTATAACACGTTATAACAAACAGGAGAGTAAGTTATGAAAAAACCAAGCGGAGTTATTTTGTATCAAGGCCCATCACTGCTGGACGGTGCGCCTATCGTGGTGATTGCCACGGGGTTACATAGTAGTCGTAACGGCAAGACCGGAGACATGGTGCAGACCCACATACTACGTGCAGACATGTTACCTGTAGCCGCTATACAGGAGGGCAAAGACAGCAGTATTTGTGGTGACTGCGTCCATCGTGGTGATGGTACGGGCAAGCATAGAACCTGCTATGTAACGGTCTATCAGGCGCAGACTACCGTGTATAAGGCGTTCTTGCGTGGCAGTTACCCAGTGTACGACCCAGCAGTGCATGATAAGTACTTGGAGGGCAGAGCCGTTAGGGTCGGAACATACGGTGACCCCGTGGCCGCGCCAATAGAGGTGTGGCATAACCTCAAGCGGCTGGCAAGCATAACGACAGGGTATTCGCACCAATGGCGCACGATAGCCAAAGCATGGGCCAAGCTAGTGATGGCAAGTGCAGACACGCCCGACGACGTTGCCCATGCACGACAGCTAGGGTACAGATCATTCCGTGTAGGGGATGAGAAGTTAGCAGGTGAGGTGCTGTGCCCAGCATCGAAGGAGGCAGGTAAGAAGCTACAGTGTATAGACTGTGGTGCGTGTGGTGGTGCTGACGGAAGGAAAGCATCTATCTACATTCCACTGCATGGCGGTACTGTCGTCATGTCCAACAAACCGCGACTAATCGCAAGAATAGCCGCATAAACTACCCACTGGTTATAACACGTTATAACAAACCAACTAAACCTTTAAGGAATACACACTATGAACATGATCAACACAGTATCAACAGCAGCGGTAACCTTGGCATCGGCAGCACCTAGCATCGGCTCAAGCGCCATGCTGGTAGAACTTCAGATCTCCCAGTGGACAGGGCGCAAGAAAGACAAGCGTGCAAGCGCCACAGTGACCAGCCAGAACTACGCCGACAAGGGCACGGCTGCGGTCAATAAGAAGTTACTCGGGCACTGCGAGGAGCTGGACGCCATCCACAAGTTCACCGCTAATGCGCGGAACATACACTACAGCATGACAATGCCGTGGTCAGACACAGGCATGAGACTACTGCCAACAGCGCAGTACTTCGCGTACCACAAGCAGATGACCGAACTCCAAAATGAGTTCCACAGTATAAGCGCAGCGTTCGTCACGACCTACGACTGGGAGATATCCAGAGCACAGGCACGGTTAGGCGACTTGTTCGTGCGGGACGACTACCCAACCCAGATGTCACTAGCGTCTAAGTTCGCGTTCAACGTCAGCTACGTGCCACTACCTGATGCAGGGGATTTCCGTGTTGATGTAGGCAACGAGCAACGGCAGGTATTGGAGGATCACTACACCGCCTACTATACCAAGCAGTTGACCTCGGCTATGAACGACGTGTGGAAGCGCATGTACACATCCCTGTCTAATATGTCTGACCGGCTGGACTACAGCGGCGACGATAAGAAGAAGCGGTTCCACAGTACCTTGGTGGACAACGTGCTCGACATGGTTGACATGCTGGGTATATGTAACGTCACTGGCGACAGCCAGATGGAGGCCATGCGGATACGGCTAGAAGAAGCACTGCGCGGCGTCACTACGGACGGACTCAAGAACAACGAGAGCCTGCGCGTCAAGACCAAGGCAGCAGTGGATGCGGCGATCAAGTCTCTACCATCGTTGGACATGTAACACAGGTAACTACAACACAGCAGTAGGTGTCTACTGTTATAACACGTTATAACAAACCATATAACTTTTAGGAATAAACATTATGAATACTACATCTATGTACGCATTATCTATCGACCAGACCGTTAACCTCATCGCTACCGGCGGAGACAAGCGGACTGTATTAGTCCAAGGCCACATGGGTAGTGGCAAGTCAACACTGCTAAAGATGTTGGCCGACAAGTTCCCGAAGCACATACCGTGTTACTTCGACTGTACTACCAAGGACTTAGGTGACCTGAGTATACCCTCGCTCAACACTAGTGAGGGGTACGTGACCTACCTGCCCAACGAAGAGTTCGGGATACACCACGGCAAGCCTGTCATTATCATGTTCGACGAGTGGGCCAAGGGTAATCCAGCGGTCAAGAACGGCACGCTGATCACTATCCTAGAGCACAAGGTTGGTGCTAAGAAGTTACCAGAAGGCAGCATAGTATTTGCCACGAGTAACCTAGGCGCAGAGGGAGTGGGAGATATGATACCGCCACATGCCCGTAACCGCATGACCGTGGTCAACATGCGTAAGCCAGACAGCACAGAGCTGATCGAGTATGGCATCAACAACGGTATGCACGCATCGGTGCTAGGGTTTATACGTGAGTTCCCACAGGTATTGCAGGGGTTCGAGGATGTCAAAGACCCAGAAGACAACCCGTACATCTACCACCCCAAGCAGCAGCGTGCAGCGTTCGTTACCCCTAGGTCACTAGAGGCGGCATCTGACTGGCTACACCAGCGTGAGTACTTGGATGACAATACCTTAACAGCTTTACTTATAGGCACTATAGGTACGAGAGCCGCGCTGGACATGATGGCCTTTGTCAAACTGGCCGACCAGCTACCGACCTTGCAGTCTATAAAGGATGACCCGCTCAATGCCACCGTCCCTGTATCAGCGTCAGCCGTGTGTATGGTGGTGTACCGAGCACTGGGTGCCATGAGCCGTGACTGGGTAGATAACTGGGTGCTGTACATGAACCGGCTAGACAAGGAAGCGCAGGGTCTATTCGCCAACGGGTCACGGGTAGACAGCTACGCACACCGGAGCATCGTCATGCAGAGTAAGAAGTTTACCGAGTGGGCTATGCAAAATAACTACATGTTCGCAGCAGACAAGACATAGGAGGCGGTATGTTATCAATAGGTAAACAACTTACAGCGGAGCAGAGATTGTCCAAGGCATTGGTATCAATCATGAGTCAACCTAAGTACACGGCATTAGCGGGGGTGTTAATGATAGGTGAGAAGACTATCAATGATATGCCGACAGCTTGTACCAACGGTCGTGATGAGATGTACGGGCGGGAGTTTGTAGACAACCTGACCGACGCCGAATTACGTTGGGTAGTGCTACATGAGAACTACCATAAGCTGTACCAGCACCTGACTACGTGGAAACACCTTTGGAAGATTGACCCTAATACAGCTAACCAAGCTATGGACTATGTGATCAACATCAAGATCATGGATGACAACGCCGATGGCTTCGCTGTGATACCCAAGGGAGGGTTGATAGATGCCCAGTACAGGGATATGGACACAGCCCAAGTGTTTAACCTAATACGTCAGAGTAACGACAACGACGATGATGGTGGAATGGATGAGCATGATTGGAAGGGCGCTCAAGATCTTAGCGACGAGGAGAAGGGAGCGTTGGCGCGTGACATTGACGAGGCCATACGTCAGGGAGCACTAGCCGCAGGTAAGATGGGTGGTACAGATAGCCGCGAACTAGAAGAGTTACTGAAGCCGCAAGTAGATTGGCGTGAGGTACTGCGTGAGTTCATCTCTACAACATGTGCGGGTAACGACTACTCTACATGGGCACGGCCTAACCGCCGGCTGATGAGTCAGGGTGTCTACATGCCTAGTGGCATCAGTCAGA